ATCCTATGGCTGTTCAATTCTGTACAAATCTCTTGGAAACTGAGACTCACGAGGAATTGTATCAGCTGGGGGAGCGGTTGGGTTTGAACGTGACTGAGTGCGATGTAGAAGATAGAAACGGTAAGTACATTAGTATTTGGGATAGATCATTAGCAGAATTATGTGCTCAGCATTGTGGTGAGAAAGCACTAACAAAGAGACTATCAAGTGACTTGATCGGTGCTGATGTGGAAACACTTCAGTTACTTTTGGGCGCTTACGCCAATGTGGATGGTGGTTGTTATAAAGGCTCTCTTTACTTCTCTACTGCCTCGGAGGAGTTGTCAGAACAGTTGCGTTTAGTTCTGGCCCGTTGCGGAATGATCGCCTCAGTAAACGAGATCGTGCACAAGCCCTCGAAGATTGTTCTTAAAGAGACTATAGAGTTTCAGGTGTGGGTTGGGACAGACACAGCATGGAAGTTAACTACATCTCGGCATAGCGTAGGTAAGTCAGATCGACTTTGTAGCAAGCGTTTCTTCTACACATATGATGGTGTTACTTATTTGATGACGCCGATTGAGTCTGTAGAAGAGGTGTCTTACGACGATGACGTATATAACTTTTCAGTTGATGAAGACGAGAGCTATTTGGTAGAAGGACTGGCTGTACATAACTGCAAAGTCCCATATGATCTGTGTTCTAACTGTACAGATTGGAGACGCTATGAGGAAGCGAAAGCTACGTTTGATCAGGTTAACCACAAAAGCATATCGGCAGCTGTTCTTGAGGTACATAAGAAATATCCAATACGGGGTCTCTCGATAACTAGAAATGATTACTGTGAGCATCTTAGAAAAGCTCTTAATAAGATCATGCCTAATGGTTTGAAGAATTATGCAATCAATGACTACCCAAGATTCTTTGATATTTCAGTAGTGTTCATAGGGGCAGATAAGACAGCCAAGGTAATGGCAAAATTGGCTTCTGTATCTAGTTTTAGCCACGTGGCTGGAGATGCTATCCCATCATGGCAGGTAGCAGAGGTGATGGGATACTCCACGGAGGAGCCTATGGAGAAGGCAGCTTCAGTAGGGCATGTTCTTCCTAATATCAAAGCTGCAGCTGAGATCAAATCAGGGGAGATCGAAAAAGATGTTGTGCCCTCGCAGTTTGGTGGCAAAGCCGTACCAGCTAAGGACGACATACCTAACGATATACTGGATACGCTGGGTAAAGGAGATTTGAGTGAAGCTCTCTCCACCCCAACCATGATGGGTATGCTTCTACGCCCACGTGAGTTTCAGCGTATAACAATCATCAGCATGGGTAACAAGCCTTTGGCTGATGAATTGGACAACAAGGGTATTGTGTTTCCTCACACAGATGAGGATGAGTCCCCTGCAGATATAGGGTCTGGTCACTTCAGTGATATGATCAAGAAGCTACTAATGCCATTAATGGAGGGGCGTAGCTCACTAGAACCGGTAGCCAAACGGCGTATGATTAAGATCACGATAATGGGTGGACCTAAAGAGGAGTCGTCTCTTCAGAAGACCTCTTCTCATCCTTTTATGCAGAAAATTGCTGCTATGTATAATGGGTACATACGAGGAGCTATTTCTTGCTTAAAGGATATTCCATCAACAGTAGACTCTGATTCTGGTCTGTGGAGTGCTATATATGGTAAAGGTATTGGCGACTCTATGTTTAAGCTTGCTGATGGGGCTCAACCTGCTCATGTTTTGGGGGCAGCAATAGTTGCAGAAGCGATATCAGTTATGGCCAGAAGAGATGTAAAGAGGCAGGAATTACAAGGGCAGCAGGCTGGTCTAATAGAAGATCTGATAGCCAGTCACCCACACGCCCTAGCCTCTTTGGCAGCCCTTGGCGCTTTACATGCAGAAGGTTCTTCCCTTCCGAAGGATTTACTAGCAAAATTGGTGGGGATAGGTAAGAACGTCATTTCTCGGTGAGGTTAGAGGCTTCGTACCTCGAGGAAACAGATCACCGAACGGAACCGAAAACAAACCGAGAATTCAGGAGATCACAAATGGACGCACAATTGGCAGAGATCTATGGCACTGGAGTCAGCGCCGAAGACGATCAGGTAAAGCTCGCTGCGGCAGAGCTTTTGGTAAAGTTGGCAGAGGATAATCAAGTTGATCTGAGTCAGTTCAGTGATGCTGAGGTAGCTCAGATGGTTAGTGAACTTCATAAGCAAGCAGAATTCCCTCCTGCTATGGAAGAGAAGAAAGAAGAGAAGAAGGAGTCTAAGGAGACACCAGAGTCCAAGGAATCCTCGGAATCTTCTGAATCTGCTGAGAAGGCAGCTGCAGAGAAGGTAGCTGAAGCAGATTTCCTTGGTCGTGTGATGGCTCACTCTTTCAATCAAGAGCTCACTGAGATCAATAAGGAAGCTGGAGTCAAGGACAAAGCAATCAGCGCTGGCAAGTCCATTGGTGAGTTCTTCAAAAATCGTGGCAAGAATGTAGCTAATGCTGCTAAAGCTACCGGTGCAGCTGCTGCTAAGGGTGGCGCTGCGGTTGGTCGTGCAGGTAAAGCTGTAGGTAGCACTGCTGCTACGGCTGGGAAAGCAGTCAATGAACAGGTCAAGAAGCATCCATGGGCTGCTGCTGGGGCTGCTGGTGCTCTTGGAGCTGCTGGTGGTGCGGCTGCAATGCACAAGAAGTCCTCTGCTTTGGATGCTCTAGCATCTGAGCGTGCGTGGGAATTGGCTAAGGAAGCTGGTTGGGTAGATGCAGAAGGCAATCTTGTTGTTCCACAGCAAGCAGAGGAACAGAAGGTAGCTTCTGCTCTAGAGATCGAAGTAGAGCGTCGTGCCCTACAGATGCTTGAGGCAGAGGGTCTTCCAGTTAAGTGGAATGAATAACACCCAATGACTGGGATTGGTATGTCGGCGTTTTTTGATGAACTGGAGAAGTTGGGTGGCTTAGCCCGCTCCATAGATAGTCCTTGGGGAACCAAGACTGTCGGAGCACCAAGGTCTAAGATCACTCCTTCACAGTTCCCAAAAGCGCCGACTGCCCCCGGTCCTATGAGTCCCAAGCTAGTAACACCGGCAGCTAAGTATGGTCCCAGCCAGAACTACTCTCAACCTAACTTCTCAACACCACCAGCCTCAATGGGTGTTGGTGTAAATGATGTGGGTGGGGTGTAGTCGGCAGCAACTGCCACCAATTTTTGTACCTGGAGGATTCGATGCATATCTCGCTACAAGCAATGGTTGCTACGGCGCTGGCTGAGGCTGAAGAACGTGAGAAGCTCGCAGCAGCAGACGGCGATGCCGTAGCCAACGGAGAAGATACAGATATCAATGATGGGAAGGGCAAGGAGCCAAGTGCTGCTAATGCCACTCCTAACAACCCTGCTACTGTTCCTGAGCGGAATGAGACTAGCAAGGCAGACGGTGAAAAGACTTCGATGGTGGCTAATAAGTTAGCTAGCGCTATCGAGTATCTCAATGAAAACTGGCTATCCAAGGTGGCTGTAGGAGAGATCACTCCACCTACACCAACAGGTCAACCAGAAGCTAAGGTTGGCCCAGGCGATGGTCCAGGTGCCTTTGAGACTAATGTAAATTCGCCTACTCCTGGAGTCCAGTCTGAGGCTGTTGGTCAAGCAAAAAATGATCAAGTGCCTATGAAGCCTGGCTCAGACACCAAAACACTTGGTCAGACCAATCCAACTACGGCCATGGAGACTACTATTGAAACTCCTCCAGGTGGTAGTGAGTCTTGGAAAGACAAGGATGTCCTCAAGCAAGCTGCTGCAGCTTTGATCAAGAAGACGGCAGCTGCTAAACAGGTATCTCGTGTATTTAAGTTGATCAAGGAGGCAGATATTCCTCCTCAAGCAACAGAAGCAGAACAAGGTGTTCCAGCTCTCCCAGGTCCAGCTGCGGCCCAGGAGAAGTTGATCGATTCAATTACATCAGCAATAAACTATACTAAGCGTGATGCGAAGGCAGAGCCCAAAGAGCGGATGGGTGAGGTTCTAGACGAACCAGCTCAGAAGAAGACGACGGATACTGTCCTTCAGAACAACCTCTCCAACACTGATGCAGCAGGGACCAAAATCTCTTCTGTAAAGGTGGCTGCGGCGAGGGCCTACCTCAAGAAAGTAGCTGAGGCAGGTTGCGACTCTGATGCTTCACCAGAGGCAAAAGAGAAGGCAGATAGACTTCGGTCTATCGTAGAAGCCAAGAGCAAAGAAAAGTCGAGTCAGTTCGACCTACCAAAAGAGACAGTCTAAGGAAGGATGAATACCATGGGAACGACTAAGATCAGTGCAGCACAGGCCGCCCAGGTCTATGCCGAGGTACCAGGAGTCCTTCGGAAGCTGGCCTCTGAGAGAGATGCTCTACAACGTGAGGTAGACGGTTATCGTCTAGGCTCCAGAATTACCAAGATTGCTCAACGCATGGAGGAGAAGAACATTAGTCTCGGCTCCAACTTGTCAGAGCGTGTTGCGTACATTAAGGAAGCTCACGAAAAGGGTCGCTCTCTAGAAGCAATCGAAGAGGCAATTGAGATGACTGCTCCTAACGGAGAGATCGCCAAGATTGCAGCTGAGGATGCTGGGAACGGAAGCAACCAACTCGAAACGTATCTGATTGGCGACCTGGCGTAAGCCAGTGTTCCGAAGGCAACAAGAAACAACAGGAGAACCAAAATGATCGTCAATTTCGAACTGGTTACAGACGTACAGGACCTGATTCGCAGGGACTTTACGCTTGCTAACCAAGCTATCATCAACCCAACCAATCCAAACCCACTGCTTGATGGCGAGTGGGTTGCCCTCAACTCTGCATATCAGATTGACCGTGCAGCTACTGGAGTCCTTGGATTCGCAGTGTTTGCAGAAAAGGGACGTTTCGATGTCCAGGCAATCGGCAAGACCACAGTCTTGTTTGCAAAGCCATACGAAGCAGATACTCGTATCTTCACTACAACCGGTTTGGTTTTGGGTGGAGCACTCAAGATCTCCGCTACAGTGAGCTACAATAGCCAGACAGTTTCTGGCCTCATTGCCTACGATACGGGCATCATCATTGGCTACGTCACTCGTTTGCCTGCAAACAACGGTGGCAAGCTGCGGTTCCTCAAGACCATCGGGTAATTGAGGCAAACAAGGGTTTCATACAAGAGGTAAATATCATGAGCGTTCCATCCAGAGTTTTGAATGATCTCTTTACTCAGAAGCTTGATTCTTCTGAAGGACAAGAGAAGATCGCTGAGTACGCTGGTACATACATCCGTGACCGTTTGCGTGAAGTTTCTTTCGCAAGAAAGATCACTCCACCGCAACAGGTAACACGGGCAGATTGCCAGCGTTCAGTTAATCACGATACTCTCGTGAAGATCGTTGACGTAGAACCAAAGAGCCGTGCAATGTCTATGACCTTCCGTGGTCAACCGACTGCTCGTTTCATCCGTGCACCACGTGCGGAGGTTGCCTTCTTCACCATCTCCTCGGAAAAGTTCGAGAAGAGTGAACAGGAACTTTTGGCCTACGAAATGCCAATCACGAAGATCATTGAGGACAACTCGGTCAAGGATATTCAAGAGATCGAAGACCGTGAGTTCACAATCCATATTGAAGCAGCTGTCCAGGCTCTTCAACAGGAAGCCAATGGTAACGTCGTTACCTGCCTTAACGCTGCAACCGTCCAGGCTGGCAGTGTAGTTGAGTTCTCGGTACGTAAGGGCGAGCTGGCTCGTAACGCTACTACAGAGACCTCGGCATCCTTGCCAATCCAGAAGCCAGACCTAGTCAACCTGTTCAAGATGCTGTCGGGAAACCGTCTGCGTGGCGAAATGGTGTTGATGACGGAAGTAGACTGGGATGACATTCTTCAGTGGACCACTGAAGATGTTGGTAACAAGATCGCCAGCGAGACCACTGTTGAGGGATACAAGTACAACTTGCTCCTTGGCCGTGCATACTGCCGTACGATCAAGACAGACATTCTTCGTCCAGGTAACCTCTATCTGTTCACGAAGCCAGACTTCTTCGGTAAGTTCTTCATCCTGAACAACACGAAGTTCTACATTGACAAGATTGCCAATATGATCACTTGGCAGTCGTGGGAAGATATCGCTATGAGCGTTATCAATATCGCTGCTGTTCGTAAGCTTGAGCTCTACTCGGGTGATGCGTCCAGTCTTGATACCGATAGCATCCTTTCTAGCGTCATCCCATTGGCTGAGGAAGATCTTGGTCAAGAGAATAACCAGGTAGATCAGGGCCTGGTCTATCCTCAGATTGAGACCTACTAAGTAGTAGTCAATCTGTTACACAGGTAGTTGGATGCGCCAGCGTTCCTAACCATGGGCGCTGGCGCTTCTTCTTTCAGGAGAAATTTAGATGGCTGAGAATACGTATTTGATCCACAACATGTTCCGTGCTCATAGCTCGCACAAACAACGTGCCTTATCTGCTACTCCTCATACAGCTGTAGAGCGTATTGCTGGACGCAGAATAGTGCCGAAGAGACCGATCAGAGTTTCTGAAGAAGAGTTCAAAGCAAATGAAACAGAGATTTTTCAGAAGATTCGTGAAGGTAGACTTGCTGTTACACTGCCAGATCTTACGTTCATTGATTCAAGACCAGATGGACGATTGTACAAGGTCTTCGTGAACAAGAAGATCGAAGAAGAAAAAGTAGCAATTGATCTGACTAAAGATTCTGTTGATTCAGAAGGAACAGATGGTGGCCTTGATGACCTGGGTCCAACTGGAGCTCAAGCACCAACTGGTTGGCAAGGACCACAGGGTCCTGCAATAATTGAATCTGGTTTTGGTAAGGGGCAGGAGGGTGCTAATCCTGGCATGGATGGACTTACCGGTGCTGTTGGTGAGGTAGGACCCCCTGAATCTACACCAGGCGTAGAGCCCATACCTTCTGATACTGAGAAACTAATCCAAACAGGTATTCCTCCAGTTCAAGATATGCAGACCATTACTTTGGATACACCAAAGTCTAAGAAGCGTCGTAAGGAGTAACCATGGCAAAGGTGCTGAACAAGACAGATAGAAGCCTTCCAGTAGAAAGGTGGACCCTTTTTGCTGGAGGAACTAAGTGCATGGATAATAATGGTAAGATCAGGGAAGAACTCCCGGATAATGTAGCCTATGGTCCAATTGTTCGGCACCTATTAGCCCAGGATTTGGTATCCTTTGGTGGCATACAGAAAAAGATAGCTAAGTCTGTAACGTTCACCGGAGAGATAAGAGAAATAGACATGACCAGTGGCCAGTCTAAATCTCAACGTAAGAAGCTTCGTGGCGAACAGAGGAGCTAAATGGCTCAGCAACTACAAGGTCTGGATGGAGTATCTGGTGGAGGAACCAGTCCTCTATTCAATTCCTTTATTCAAACAGTCAGATTCTTCATGAGAGATCATCCCCAGCTTAACCGGCTGGTAAAGGGGGAGGAACACTCAGATAGAATGATCTCGTGGGCCATCATGGACTTTCTGTCTGATTGGGCAGGTACTCCACCAGACCTGGGCTATATGACCTTGGAAGAAATGTTCTACAAACATTACCAGTCATTCGCTCTTCGTGGAACCTGTGTGGCTCTGTTGCAGTCTATCGGTATCCTCCAGACCCGTAACCAACTACAATTCTCTGACGGCGGTATAAGCGTGGACGCTAATAACAAAGCACCTATGTGGATGCAATGGATCAGAGACTTCTCCACCAAGTATGAACAAGAAAAAGTCCAGAAGAAGGTGTCGATCAATATTGCTAACATGATGACAAGCTTCTCTGGTGTTCATACCGAGTATTTCTTCGTTAATGGCTGGTACGGAGTCTATTGACAATGGATGGTGCCCGTGGTAAACTTCCTGAGATTGAGGGTATAAGACTCTCACTAGGAGGTTTTAGTATGGGACGACCACGAACACTTGATTACGATAAGATCAAAGAGATGTACGAGCAAGACTACACTTTGAACGAGATTGCTAGAGCCATAGGCTCTGAGCATACAAGTGTGGGCGATGCTGTAGAACGTATGGGTCTGCCAAAGAGGCCAGGACACCCACAAGGAAAACTGGATGTAAAGAAAGATGAGATCATTGCTGATTATTTATCTGGGTTATCCGCTATCCAGGTAGCTGAAAAGCATGACTGTCACGCTTCCAGCATAAAGGAGCTGCTTGCTAGAAATGGAATAGAGCTACGGCACGGCGCTAAGAGAAGTGATCTAAATAATAAGTTAGGCATACTTCTTGGCTGTCATTACTTCATCCCAACAGTAGAGTGGTTTCAGGAACAGCTGAGCATCCACAAAACTGCTGCTGCCATAGCTAGACACTACGACATCCCGTACGGGACATTTATGGAGCGTGCGACTAAACTGGGGTTTGAGTTTCCTGTGTGGCGTGGAGGTCCTGGTCCTGCAGGTAGTCCGTTGAGACAAGAGATACCAACCAAAGAGGCCATTCAGCTTTCAGATGAAGGGTGGAGCTATGAGAAACTGGCTGATAGGTATGGAGTTTCCTACGGGGTCATCAACAGACGGATGAGAGAAGCTGGCTACTCCGCACCTAAAGGGCGAATGAGGAAGTATTCTCTAGACTCTGTTTTTGTGAGTACATCGCATAAACATAAGAAGATCTTGGAGGAATTGGGCATTCGTGCTTGTGAGATTTGTGGGGAAGATCAAGTCTTAGACTTTTGTCACATAGTTGCACAGGATGATGAAGGACCTACAGTCTCTGATAACTGTTTGGTTCTTTGTCCGACTCATCATCGCAAATTCGATAAGCATATCCTCAAGCCCTCTGAACAGGCTAAAGTACAGGACAAGGTAGAGGCAGCACTAGCTAAGTATGGAAAGAACTAAAGAGAGAGAGAAAAAGAGAAGCCTTCCGGCTTTTCTTTAGCCCACGAATTCAGGAGATCACATGTACATTGTTAGAACATTCAACAACCCAGATGAGCTAGTAGATTTCTTGAATGGTGCCGTGCGATGCAAGCCACTAGCTAGCACTGTTTATGGTCTAAATGGACTCACAGTGATCATCAATGATGGTAGTGCTGATCGGACTACTACTCTATCAGATCCAACTGGTGTTGGTCTCTCACCATCAGCTATTCTTACTCAGATCAGAGCCACTAATGCCAGCATGACTGCTGTAAAGGTTCGTTTCTATGGACAGGCTCCACAGAAACCTCTATTTATCGTAGACGTACAGGGGTTCATTGTCCGTGGTAGTGGCACAGCCAATACAATCCTTGGTTTTCCAACATCAGATACCACTGTTTCCGAAATTGCTACTACAGACATCATTAAGATCACCGCCTCAATCTCAGGTGGTCCAAGATACGACGTCATCTACCACACTACCTAAGGGGTACTCCTATGCATGAGGAAACTCTATTCAAAGCTCTTTCCGCAGACAACAGAATTCCATGGGAGAAATCTGCTGAGCATTTCATGTATATGAAGCTGGCTTCAGGTGGTCTACTTAGTGATGAGGTAGACCTGCTGATCAAGACAGCCGAGGGTACCATCTCTCCAGAAGATATTCAGAAGGCAATGGATCAAGGTACACTTACGGGTGTACGCTCTTCTGTTGCTCAGGATATTACCAGTAATGCAAAACACCAAAGAACCCATGGTGAGCGTCTTGGTAAGGGAGTAGGAACTCTAGCTGGTATTGGTGGTGGTCTGCTCACCAGTAAGGGTAAGGGTCATTCTATTGGTGAGAAAGCCTTTAGAGCTGCCGTGGGAATGGCAGTAGGTCACCAGGCCGGTAAAGTTGTTGGTCAGGAGCTTGACGCCCACAGATTGAACAAGCGTGGGTCTATGGAGAAAGATGCTTTATCTTTGGCAGGGCATGGAGCCCTGATGGGTGGTTTAGGAGGAGCTGCTGTTGGGGCTGGTTTAGGAGCACTTTCAGATCCAGAGCATAGAGGACGAAATGCTTTAATTGGTGCTGCTTCTGGAGGTATGCTAGGTGGTGTTGGCGGGGCAGGTTTAGGTCGTGCTGCTGACCTAGATGCCGATTTGTTTAAGATCAACAAATACCATAATGCCCGTCTTACTGTCGATGCTTTGCGAGCAGAAATGGGTCTGACTGGCAGTAGAACCACTAAGATGGACCCAGAAACTTTACGACACGCAGAAATGGGTCTTTTTGGTGGTCGTAGTAGTGCACCAAAAGTTATCCATCCAAAAGGAGATGTGATCGATCCTCCTGAGTCTGCCATTAAGAAGCTTAGTGAGGTCAATAGGGACAAGGTTGCTGGTGTTCTTGGTCAGATCGGTGGCTGGGCTCTTAAAAATCCACGTATGGCTGCAGGTGTTGCCGGTGCAGGTCTAGGGGCTATTACTGGTGCTGCTGGAGCTGCAGGAGACCCAAATGCCAGTATGCTAGGTGGTGCTCTCAAGGGTGGTCTAGTAGGTGGTGGACTCGGTGCTGCTGGCGCTCACTTTGGTATGAAGGCCATGGCTAAGGGTGGCCGTAAAGCGATCTTGAACGTCCCAGGAAAGGGAGCTCTCAGCATAGCCCCCAAGCTGAATGAGGCTGGTGGGCTTGCTCCTGGAGCCTTGAACTTCCGTCCAGCACCGGCTGTGATGACACCAAAGGTAGCTGCTGCCATACTAAAGCAAGCTATGATCAAAGAGGGCTGGAGTCTTCGTAACTTATTCAAAGCAGTTCCAGAGATTGTTCCACCGGAAGATGTAGGTGAGGCTGCTATTTCTGGTGGTATTCAGGAGGGCCCTGCTGGTGCGATCAATGAAGCTGCTGGACAAGCTGGTGCTTTAGCTGGTCATGCACTAGGTGAAAGATTCCATGTTCCTGCTCTAGGAGCCATGGCCGGGAATATGGGGGCAAAAGGACTCTCTGGTCAGCTCACAGAGGGTATGGAGGCTCCAAAGACAGCTGCCGCTACAAAGCTACTCAGTGCTATTCATGGGCTAAAGAAGGTAGCAGAAGAGCCACGTGGAGGTCTTTCTACCACAGATGAGGAAGCACCTACTGGGCCTAATGAGTTTTCTGGCAACCAGTATCCGATCAATCATAACGAGATGGGTGCTGCTCCTGAAGCAGAACCTGTAGCTAACATAGATCAAGACCTACAACCAGACCCAGCAGATGCCATCATGGCTCTGTTGCAGAAGGGTAACGAGTCTGAATTCCATGAGGCTCGTGCGGATGAAGCACAGCAAGCTGCTTCGGCTGCTGAAGAGCGTGCTTCTATGCTTGAGGGTCAGATGCAGCAGCTGCTTCAAGAGATTGATCAGGTGAAGCAGGAGCAGGGTGGTCAAGCTCAGATGGCTAGTGAGCAGGCTATGATGTCCTCGCAGGATGCTATGGCGGCTAGAACAGAGTCTCAAGCTGCTCAACAGCAGGTAATGCAACTTCGTCAAGCCATTACTTCTTACAGGCAACAGCTGATGGATCTTTTGGCTCAAGACCCAACTATGGACGCTGGTCCTCCACCGGTTCCAGTGGGTCCAGCACCAGGCGCTCCAGGAATGGAAGGAGCAGCAGGAGGCCCAGAAGGACAAGCTATGCCTCCAGGCGGTGGCTCACAGCCTCAGGAAGTGCCTGCAGAGGCCGCTGGAGCAGCTCCTCCGGCTCAAGTAGCACTTGCTGGTGGAGAAGCTCCCAAGGCTCCAGAGGCTCCTAAACCACCAGCTGCAGAGGGTGGTGGCGTGAACGTCAATATTCATCCACCAAAGGCAGCTAAACCAGCAGCCAAGGCCTAAGAATGCTCACAGCAGGGCAGGCAAAATATGCTGCTTTCAAAAAGAAGGTAGCCTCAGACCTGAGCCCAATTACTTCTTGGGTAGCCAGGAAGCCATACACTACGGCTGCTTTACTTGGTGGAGCAAGTGGGGCAGTTGGCCTTGTAAGACACGGTCCATGGGGCAGTGGCGGCATGTCTCCAGTAGAGGAGAAGCGTTTACCTGCTCTGCAAGCTGCTGAACAGTTAGATCAATCAGACCCAAGTAATAGAGCAGCTCTGAAGGGTTCTCTGTCTGGCATGCAGTCAGCTGCCAGTAACGCAGAGATTGCAGGAGCTGGGTTAGCAAATGCTGGTGCTCTATATGGTGGCCTTAGACTAAGTAGGTTGGTCAATAACAATCTCAAAAAAACAGAACTTGGTCAGTTTGTTCCTCCAGAACATGTAAATGCAATGGAGGCTGCTGCTGGCCAGATAATGCGAGATAAGTATAAAGTTACTGGTGACTTGCCTGATGTGATCCAATTGCCACACGGAGGAGTGAGTGTAGGTAGAACGGTTCCACAAGGTGGAATATGGAAAATGTGGCCAAAATTCATTCGCAAGCGTGAAGAAAAAGGTACTGAAAGATTTTTACATAATTACCTAAGTCAAGTTACGGACCCAGAGTACGTATCTCCCGAAGCATTAGATACATCAGCTAAGCACCAAGCAGAGAGTGCTTTACGTAATGGACTGATCGCTGCACCACTTGATTCTGGTCCACACATAGCTGCCCATGAATTTGGACATGGTATCTTTCAGAAGTCTAACCTAGGTAAAGTTACACAAGCACTACGCCTACCTGGAGCATTACTTGGTATAGGTGCAGGAAATGCTACAGCAGCTATGACAGACCCTGACTCCACAGCATCAAAGTTGTCACCACTCATATCCGCTGCTGGTGTAGCTCCTATCATAGGAGAAGAGGCTGCTGCTTCTATACACGCACTAAAGCTTATGAAGTCTATGGGATATCCTCCAGAGGCTCTCAGTACAGCACGTAGACAACTAGGTAAAGCTTTCGGAACATATGCTCTAGGTCTGGGAGCACCAGTGGTAGCCGCACCATACATAGTCAGAAAGATTAAACAGTGGAATCAGGCACGCAGGGCTAAGGCTGGTTTGCCTAGTTCTGGCGAGCTGAGGAATAGAGTTGAAGCACTAGAGGAGTGATCATGGATACTTTCCTAACAGATTTGTATGACCATAATATGGCCAAGGTAGCGGTAGCTGGTTCTACTGTACCACCACTTCCAGAAGCCTCTGCAACGAAGCCTTTAGAGCCAAAAATCAATGCCCCAGCTAAGAAGACTACACCTCCTGAGGAACCATCCAATACTGCTGAAAAGAAGGCAGAGTTGGTGCTTACAGCATTAAGAGCCACAAGAAATGCTCCAGAACACATCAAGCAGGCTGCTGCTAGATATCTGGGTCAAAAACTAGCAAGGAGATAGATCATGGATTTTCTAACAAAGCTATATGCAGAAGAGCAAGAGAAGACTGCTAGTGCAGAGGTAGAGAGTCTGTTCGATCAGATGACTATTCCTCAGCTCGAGCAGGTTCTTGGTCTAGAGAAGAAAGCAGAGAAGACGGACAAGCACGGTAAGAAGTAATGGCTCAGAATCTCAAATTCGTAAACACTAAGATCCGAAGCTTCTCTTTGGATTTTCTGGAAGTTCTTTGGGAGATCGAAGATACGGTCGTAGACCCATTGGACTTCCAGCTTTACGTATTGAGATCTGAATCCCCTATGGGGCCGTTCGATACTGTTGCAGGTCCTTTCGAGGATAAGTATCGGTTCGTAGATAGCACTGTAAATCTACTCCATCGTTGGCGTCAGCTTTGGTACAAGATCAGAAGTGTTCAAAAGGCAGACACCAGTAGTGTGGTGGAGAGTGATGCCTTCACTTTTGTTAACAACCCAGACTTGATCGGTGCAGAGATACAGCGTCTTGAGCGCTTGGTATGGTCTGAGTATGCAGGCAATAAGTGCTTCGTATTCCCAGTTCGTACCTTCGGTAAGAGATGCCAGACTTGCTATGACGGTCCAGAAAAAGGTAAAGGGTTCACAGGGCAAAGAAGGCGCAGTCACTGCATAACCTGTTACGACACTACTTTCATTCGTGGATACTATGATCCAATCGAAATATTCATGCAGATCGATCCTAGTAGTAAGTCTGTGCAGAACCTTCCTATAGCTGAGCGTGGTCAGACAGATACGACTGCTCGTCTACCTAACTTCCCTCTTATGAAGCCCAGAGATCTAATCGTAGAGGCTAATAACATTAGGTGGAGGGTAGTGAAGGTAACTCCTACAGAGAGAATGCGCTCTGTGGTTCACCAGGAGCTTGTGCTGCATGAGGTGGCTAAAGGAGATATCGAGTACCAGCTTCCCATCAGAATAGATGACCTGCGAAACTTTGAGCCTAGCCCAGCTAGAAACTTCTTGAATCCACAGGACTTGCAGGCATTTGAAGAGAAGGCTATTCAGGATATTTATGCTGTATACGGTATGAGGATGCCATGATCAATATTTCATTCTTTGATGAGTTCGAAAAGATCTCAGCTGTTCTCTCTTTACAACATAGAGAGAAATTGCCATCTAAGAGCTTTGCTGTACCTGAAAAGGCTGCAAAAAGAATAGGTGTGGCCAATGAGATACAGGGCACCTCAAAGGGTAAGTATCCCATTCATGATGCTGCTCATGCTCGAGCGGCTCTTAGAATGGTAGCAATGCATGGTACTCCTGAAGAGAAGGCCATGGTACACGCCAAGGTTCATGCAAAGTATCCTGAGATCGGACAGAAGACAGCCGCTATGTTTGATGAGCTGAGTAAGATTGCAGATGCAGAGACTGATGCTGGTGGTCCATTCATTACCAAGGACAGACTAAAGCGTCTTGCTATTGCTGCTGGTCTAACTGCTGCTGGTGCAGGATTGGGAGAGGCTGCAGGACATGCAATCAATAGGTGGGTTCTCAAGAGTCCTGGCAGAGAAGGTCTTTTGCGTAAAGCCGCACCGTTTATAGGTGGAGCAGCAGGTATGGCGGCCTATATTCATAGGCATCATACTGATAGATACATTCGTCACGGGAAGCCAAAGAAATGACCGAGACTACTGGTAGTAGAGTGTTCACTGCCGAGGAGAATGACATCTCCTGGGGCAATGATCCGTTGAACTACCTGGTACGTGTATTCATTGCTTTCACCCAGACTATTTGGGAGGCAGCATCAAAGGGAGCATTCCACTGGACATTAGATCCGTTGGATACAGAGTTGGTGATCACAGAAGAGAACCCAGTTCACGTAGACACAATGGAGAAGCGACCAGCTCTTATGATTGCTCTTGGTCCATCTAGATTCAATGGAAGCTCTCTAGACGATCTGCAGGGACTTAACTTTCGTAATGCTGCTGAAAAGCATATTGACTTGATCCCTACTAATATCACGATCAATTGTCTTTCTCGTGTAGCTGCCGAGGCCAGATTTTTGGCGTGGCAAAATGCTCGTATGGTTTGGATTCTACGAAAGCTTCTCATAGCAGAGAAAGGAATACAGGACTGTGGTCGGCGAAATGAGATCGGACCAGTCACTCCAGCTGGTGCTCTTGTGTCTGGAGATACAGAAGCTGAATGGGTAGTTTGTCCAGTTACAATTCCGGTCTTTATGCAGTGGAGTGATTTTGTGACTCCTCTGAAATTTGAGGCAAATGGACATCCGATACATACACTTGAGCATCTTGAGATGCAGTTTCGGGTAAAGACTGATGCAGTAAGAGCTTCCATCGGGATGGCTCCATCTGCTAATGATAGTAATATGAGTAGATGGTCCGCACATAGGGGCCAAGAGGGACTCACTGTGGAAACGGCTGGGGGCCCTCGACCTCCGACCATAAGAGGTAGAACGATTCAAGTCGGAACATCCGTTCCGGTGTTCCAAGGTTCAAAGGTTAAATAGGAGGCCATTATGGCTACGTCACCCCTTCTTCAGCCAGGCGTTGAGGTTATTCAAGAATTTCGTACTGTCAGTCCGACCATCCTTACCCCTACCCTGGTTCCATGCGCCATTGCACCAGCTTTCCAGGTTGTTGATGCACTGACCACAAATGCAGCCGGTAGCCAGGTAGCCAACTCTGCTGCCGTTGTGTCAGTTCCTGCTCTATTGACTTCAGCTAATCCCGCTCCATTCACAGGAATGAATGGCTTGGTTCTGAACGTGAGCATCAACAATGGTCCAATCCAGACCTTTACCTTCTCAGATCCAACTGCTCTTGGTCTGGATGCTGGTCAGGTCTGTGATCAGATTGCTTCTCAATCGCCAGCAGGTTTTGGTGCTTATGTAGTCGACAGAGATGGCACCAACTTTGTAGAACTTCGTACAACTGCTACTGGCGATGGACAGTATCTGAAGGTTCTTGCTGGTTCTGCCAATACAGTCCTTGGATTTGCAGACGGGTACCAAGCTGCTGGTGTTTCTACATACAACCAGACTGCTGTTCAGATCGAACAAGACAACTTTCCAGATCCGTTGGGTCTTGATGGTGAGCAGGTTGTTGACACAGATTCGATCCGTGTATTCATCAACAGAGGAAGCTCTTTGCAGGAGCTGTCTCGTAGTCAAACATTCTTGCGGAACAAGAAGAAGGTTACCTACAACACCAGCACCAGTGTGTCTTTCCCTGTAGGTCCAGCAACTTTTGTTGGAATGACTGTTACCTTCCAGCAAGGGCTTCAGGGTACCGTTGAGACTTACACTATGGTCTCTAATCCAACCAATATTGCAGACTTGGTGACGGCTCTTAATGCTTTGTTTGCTCCTCCTAGTGCTTCTACCCCTGCTGCTGTAGCATCAGCTGTCGGTAATACTCTCGCACTCACTTCTGAGGCTGGATATCTCTACATTGGAGCTTCAACTATTGATGCATACTTCGGTTGGACTCCAGGTGATACGGTATTTACGCTGAATGTCGTAGACGATGGTGATGGTGATGCTACAAGTCCGATCATTCAAGTAGCATCTGATAATTTTGCTACTCCTGCTGGTCCAGCTTCTATCACAGGTACAGTTGCTGTCACTGCTCCTCTAGCTGTTCATAACAAGACGATCTTAATGTCGGTGGATGGCGGTCCTCAGCAAGAGCTGTTGATCAATGCTGGTCCAATTGTTGGAGCTACTGGCGCTACTAACGTAGGTCTTGATGGGCTTACTTTCAACTTTACAGTGAATGGAAATGCTAAGGCATGTACATTTTCCTCTCCTGCTGCACTATCTGATGCTATTGATCAGATCAATGCTGCTGCAGGTATCACTGTCTGCTATGTAGTCGGTTCTGGCACTACTCTTCAATTTCAGGTTGGTGGAGCTACGGCCATTGAGGGTGGAGCAGTCACACTGGTGTACGGCGGATCTGCTGACGACACTCTTTGGGGTCTTCTAAGCCTCAGCAGTTTGGTCACTAGTCCAACAGCATCTGTGGTGTATCAGACCATTACACTCTCAAATCTAGTATCAGAGATCAATGCGATTATGGGAGCAGGCTTTGCCTCTATCTTCAGTACTCATCTGGTTCTAAGCTCTTCTATCAACGGAGCTGAATCCGAAGTTAGACTGGGGATGGGTACAGCGAACTCAGATCTAGGCTTCACTGATAATGCAGTAGCTAACGGTCTTCCATATGCACCTAAGGTAGGTGACGCTGTTTATGCTGATGGAGCATTCATTGGAAATGTTGCAGCAGTAGCTCCTGGTGGAGATTCTACAAAGCTGAAACTGAATCAAGAGAATGCCCTTACCTTCACAGCACAGGCTATGTTCATCGAAGCGATGAACATTCCTCTGCCAATTCCATCAGATCGCCCAACACCAGATTTGGTTATTGATCTGTCTGGTGCAGTGTTGGTAAAGATGGAAGTCCTTCGTGATACTGAAGGCTTTGCTCTCTCGAACGCCAGCGGATCTCTGATCATTCAGTACAAAGCCCTTCGTCTTGATGTGACTCCACAATCTAAGACACCGGCTCTATTGAACTTCTCGGATATCATCACTCTCGAGACAGCTTTGGGGCCGCTGACTACAGATAACCCACTTGCATTGATGCTTTACTTCATGATGCTCAATGCTCCTGGTGTCACGATTTCTGGTGTAGGTGTTCCTGACGTAAGCACAGCTGAGCCAGATGGTACCGTGGCTGGCTATGAAGCAGCTCTGACATTCCTTGAGGCTCAAGAGGTTTATGCTCTTGCTCCGGGTTCTCAGGAGGGTGGAGTTCACCAGGCATGTGTCTCTCACGTAGTAGCAATGTCAGCACCTGAGGCTGGTGGAGAACGTGTTGTCTTCATCAATCCAGCCATGCCAGATGAGGCACTACCTGCTTTGGTGGGAAGTGGAGAGGGAGACAGCCTTCCTTCTACAAACTGGTTTGATACGCACATTGCCAGTCTGGCTTCAGATCTGTTGGCCAAGAATATCAATCCAGTTGGTACGATCTCAGTAGATGATGGTCTGTACCTGACTGTAGCTGGAGAGACTGCCAAGTACAACATCGCTCAGGTCTCAGGAACAAGAGTCCTCGTAAGAGTTGCTTTTGCTCCAGGTCAGAACGATGACGGTTTCTACTCTACAAGCAATCTACCATCTACATTGATCAGTGATGCATTCACCATCTACATCCGTGGTGCTAAGTTGGTCACTTCTACTGGTGCTCCAGACTACGATGCTATTGCACAAGCATACGCTGATACAGGTGCCTCTTACCTGAATCGTAGAGTTCGTATGACTGCTCCACAAAATGTTGGAGCTATCGTCAATGGAACAGAAGCTCTACTGCCTGGGTACTACATGTGCAGTGCTTTGGCGGGTATGGTAGGTCAACTGCCACCACAGCAGGGATTCACGAACTACCCAATCACTGGATTCACCAGTGTTGTAGGTTCGAACGATGTGTTCAGTCGCCAGCAAATGAACGTGGGTGCTGGTGGCGGAACATGGTGGGTCATTCAAAGTACGGCTGGAGCACCTCTTCAGACCCGTATGCAGGTCACAACTGATCTGACTAGCGTAGAGACCCGTGAGCACTCAATCACTAGCATCGTGGACTTTGTAGCAAAGTTCATGCGTGCTGGTCTGAGAAACTTCATTGGTCGTTTCAACATCACTCAGCCATTCTTGGATTCACTATCCACAGTGGTACAAGGACAGCTGGCCTTCCTCAGAGAGGCAGGAATTCTGGTGGGTGGAGATTTGAATAACCTGGTTCAGGATTCTACAGCACCAGACACTGTTCTGGTAGACGTGACCTTGGATGTCCCTTATCCGTGCAATTATATCAGATTGACGCTTTTGCTATAGCAAGTGTTATACGAAACGTGGTATAAGGTTCATCTAAGGAGCCTTATCCATGAGTCAGAGACACCCTGGAAGACCAAAGAAAACAGATCGAGGAAATTGTAAGGTAGAAGGATGCACTAAAGAAGAGCGAGTACATGGACTTTGCCAAACACACTATATTGCAGCTAGAAGAGGCCGGATAGACATGAACACTGGAGCAGAACTAAGACCAATGCAGCGAGTGCCTAGCTACGGCGAAGGTGCACGTTGTATTGTTCTCGGGTGTGGTAATAGGCCAAAGGGACGTGATTTGTGCAGTACGCATTATCAGCAGTGGGAAAGTGGTGTAGACATTGGTGTACAAGTTCCTGATCGAAGTGTGACTAAATCAGTTGTGAATAACACTGGTGTGATGTGCTTAGTATGTGATCAACGGGCTGTTAATAGAGGCATGTGTAGCAAACATGCTCAGCAAAGAGAAGCAGGCATTATTGATAGCAATGGTGCACAGTTGCGTGAATTAGAGCCTCGTGGAAGACGCCCATTTGACTATCGCATAGAAGATGCCGGATACATTCTCATTCGAGCTCCAGAAGGGCACCCTCATTCAAGAATTGATGGTTCTATCCTTGAGCACTGTTTGGTGATGGAAGATCACTTAGGTAGATATCTAGAGGAGTGGGAAATTGTTCATCATAGGGATGGGGATAGGTCAAACAATGTCCTGTCTAACCTAGAGATCTATGATGGTAGAGCCAATAAAGAAAAAGGTCCTGGACATCATCCGGGTCACAGCATGGATACTCGTACAGCCGCACAAGTTATTCTGCAAGATGTAAAAGACGCAATACCAGAAGCAGTAGCTTCATTTTTAGAAGGCATCCTCAACAAAGGATCGAATTAATGCCTGGAAGAGCCTGCTGGCTTTTCTTTAGCCCCAAACCGTAGATTCGGTACAAGGAGATAACGCACGATGTCTAATTTTAGCGATTGGAAATCCTATGAAAATTATGTCCAAGAGGGGCTGCAGGATGGTAAGTTCCTGAATGCAGGATTTACTCTTCTTTGTGCCGGTCCTCCACGTCTTGCTGGTTTGACGGGGGTTAGTGCTAATGTCAACGCACAGGCGGCTGCATTAGGCACCTCACTCACATCAAATCCTGGTCTGGCAGATCAATTGGTCTATCCAATTGGCGTTATCCAAAACGTCAATCTGTCACACAACAGACAGTTCAGCAGAATCTTTGAAGTTGGTTCCGAGAGATCTTACTTCATCTCTGGTCGTACTGTCGGTCAGCTTGCTATCAGCCGCATTCTCTATCACGGACCAAGCCTACTGCGTGTGATGTATGCCTACTATCAGGACAGTATTGGGGCTATCACAGTCCCAGCACTCTTTCCAAATGCAGGCATTGGTCAGCAGCCTAATCCGCATGATGTCATCATTCCTCCTGGGTATGATTACCTGTTCGTGAACTTGGCTTCTGACTTGTTCAATCAACCAATTGGCTTGATGATGTATGTCCGTGACTCAGATCAACAGACTTATGGTGCTGTATACCTCGAGGGTTGCTACATTCCTAACCACACCTGGGCAACTGATGCTCAAGGCGTATTGATCCAAGAATCTGCTGCTGTGCAATTCGAGCGTGCAGTACCAGTATCTGTGACCAACTTGACCGTCACAAATGGTGTACTGTCTCCGGCATTAGGTCAGTAACCAATAGTGACAGCTTCTGTCACATCATGTAGAGTTTCTACATGTACGTTCTAAGCCGAGAAGAAACACTGGAGAAGATAGCAGCCCTTGAGGCTGCTGCTGACCTAGGGAAGATTCTCTCTCATAAGTGGCACAGTCATATTGCAGGAGGCCTAGCTGATCATAGGTCTCCTGCTGATTTTCCACGCGAGGACTTGCTAAAGGGTATGGTTGTGGAGATGGAACACACAAGCGACCCCTCTGTGGCTTGTGAAATAGCAATGGATCACCTAATGGAAGATCAACACTACTACAATCATGAGCAAGATATGGCTAAAGAAGTGAGAGAGAAACTCGGGCATCTTCAGCTCCATGAAGATGGCGCGATCAAGATAGCTGAGATGTTGGGTAGTAGACTGGCCGGTATGTACAAAGAGGCAGGACCACTTTCCGCCATCAAGAGTGTTGGTTCTAGATTACTTGGTAAGGCCGCCCCAAGGGCCATAGAGGCAGCGGTTCCTAAGGTAGTCACTAAGGGTATAGGTGGTGCTGTAGCTCATGGAGCTGAGAGTTCTGTAGGTAAGGTACTACCATTTCAAGCTGCGCCGTCTCGTATGGGTACCGTTGGTCCTCGTTCGTCAGGTATTAGCGGACTAGAACGCACCAACATAGATCTGCACCCTGTTGGAGCTGCAGCACGTACACCAGCCCCCATTGAAAGGGCTGTACAGCATGCAGTTGGACAACCAATGCAGAGAATGCCCACTGCACAGTTCAATGCCCGCAAAGAACAGTACATGCAGTCACCATCTCCTGGTCGTGAAGGTGCTGATGCTCTTATAAGAGACCCAAAGAGACTTGCTGAACACCAGAAGGCTATGATGGCAAAGGCTCCTACACAGGGAGTTGCTCCAGCCAGGTCTATTGTAAATCAACAACAGTTTGATCCAATTGCAAGTAGAACAGTACAGATACCAAATCAACCGATGGCTCAGATACAAGCCACGCCTCCACCTACTCCTCAGGCATCTGTAGGTAGTGTTGCTCCTAATGTTCCGTCACATGAAGAGCGACTGAATAGGATGATGGAGGCACACCAAGAAGCCCCTATTCCTGCAGAGGCACCTGGTAGAGTTGTCCCTGCACCGCATTCTGATCCGAGAATCAATCATCTCCTCGAGCACGGTACTGTAGCCCCTGCGAGTGTACAAGCTGCTCCAGCAGCTGTAGCTATACGTGACCCTGGTAATTTGAGAGTACCAGAACGTGAAACATTTTCGGGACCGCACTCCGGTTCTAGTATCAGTAACGAGGCAGGCTTCCATAATGCTCCTGGTCATGTAGTACCCAATGAAAGTGTCGTGGCCAAGGGTGGAGGCGGTGGCAGTGAGGGAGGTCCTCAGACGAAGAGATTCGGCATGGGTAAGGTCTTGGGCTATGGAGCTCTCGCAGGGGCTGGCTATGGGCTCTATAAGGGGGTTCCAGCAGCAGCTAGGATGGTAGACCAGGAGAACTCCATGCCGCTGGCCTATGGCGGCGGATGGTCTCCAACCCCTTACGGTTATGGCAGCACTCCATACGGTCCAGGAATGCCGACTATGGGAGCTGGCTAACGATTCCCACTTGGTGAACCGTGTTCTCAGCCTTCGGTCCTAGGTGGTACATCCCTTCTGTCTGTTTCGGCCAGATCGAAGGGGTTTTCTTATACTAGGAGTGTCATAAAGCATGGTGTGGGAAAGTTGATCCCAAGACACAGTAACCTACAGTCTGGTACTTACCACCAGGGGCACAGACTGCATGATACTTTATTGATCATAGGCTAAGGAACAGTTGCAACTGCTCCTTCCCCATTTCGTGTAAACGCTTCAGTACTCAGAGGGGGCTGAGTACCTATCTCCAGATCTATCCAACACACATTTTCGGAAGGGTTCCGTTCTGTAGAACACGGTTCCAAACCTAGTATGCCAACATCGTGCCAGGGTAACTGGATCACGACTTATTGCTCTATTTTCTTGGTGAGTGACAAGCTCGCAAGAGAATAGGCTGTCTAGTAAGAGGGCGTACTCTCCTACACAATACTTATACCAGAAACACAGATCGTTTTTCACGGCTTCCTCGGCGTGGAAGCCGCCCCCTTTAGGAGGCGGAGGAAACGCCGTCCGGATCTAGGTTGCATTCTTCTCCTTGGAGTGACAGAGTCTAAGTCGTGAAACTGGTTGCCGTCGCCAAGTTGCTCCCAACGCCCGAGCAGTCCGCCGCTTTGCTGGCGACGCTCGAGCGCGTGAATGAGGCATGTGCGTGGCTGGCGGAACGAGCTTTCGAGCTGAAGTCGGCCGACAAGCTCCGACTCCAGGGACTCTACTACCGCGACCTGCGTGAGAAGTTTGGGTTGTCCTCGCAGATGGCGGTGCGGGCGATCTCCAAGGTGGTCGAGGCGTACAAGCGTGACCGCATCCGCAAGCCCAACTTCAAGCCCCATGGGGCCATCGCCTACGACCAGCGGATCATGAGTTTCAAGGCGATGGACCGCGTTTCGCTCTTGACTATCTCGGGCCGCATCCTCGTGACCTACGTCGCCGGCTCTTACCACCGAGCGCGACTCGAAGGCGTGCGGGGACAGTCCGACCTCGTCTTGCGCAAGGGCAAGTGGTTCCTTTACGTGACCGTCGATGTCCCCGACGGTTCGCCCATCGACCCAGAGGGCTGGCTGGGCGTCGACCTCGGGATCAGAAACCTCGCAGTCGACTCGGACGGCGAGGCTCACAGCGGCGCAGCCGTCGAGGCTACGCGCCAGCGCCATCAACGTCTTCGCAACATGCTCCAACCCGTCGGCACCAAATCGGCGAAACGTCACCTTAAGAAACTCTCGGGCAAGGAGGCCCGCTTCCGTTCCCACACCAACCACGTGATCTCGAAGCACATCGTCGCCAAGGCCAAAGGCACCGGGCGCGGCATCGCCGTCGAAGACTTGACGGGCATCCGCGAGCGGGCAACGGTCAGGAGAAGCCAGCGGGCGATGCACTCGGGATGGGCGTTCTTTCAGTTGCGTGCGTTCCTCAGCTACAAGGCCGCCATCGCTGGCGTCAAGCTTGTGGCCGTGGACCCGCGCAACACTTCTCGGACTTGCCCCGCGTGCGGCTACATCGACAAGGCCAACCGCAAAAGCCAGTCCGAGTTTGCTTGCAAGTCGTGCGACTTCGTCGACCATGCCGACCACGTCGGTGCGGTCAACATCGCACGCAGGGCGACCGTAAGTGCGCCTATCGTCTCGGGCTATCGTGGCGGAAAGCACTGCTTGTCCGGTCCTGCTCAGGGGCAAAGCTGCCTGCTTTAGCTGGCAGTCCATTTACTGGTTGTCGAAGTCTTCATCTAGCTTGGGTTTAGTCTGAGGCTGATGAACTTCGGCTTTCTTAGTAGTACCACTGGCGGCAAGGTGATAGGCCATATTATCTAGAATGGCTATTTCTTCTTTGCTTAGCTTCTTCAGATCTTTTGCACCGATCAAAAGTTCTGTAGCTAGTATCCTCTCATTTGGGCCCAACCTCTCATCGTCCATCATTTCAGCTAGAGCATTCTCATCCTGGCCATAAAGCTGCTCAAACAAGGTGGGAGCTAAAGAGGTGGCAGCAGGTGACTCCAGCTCCTCGGGTGATCGAGGAACCGGAGCCATAGCTGCTAGGTACTGTTCAGTAGAGCCAAACAGCGGGCACTTCTGCCAGCCGTGACCTTGTTGCTCACACAGGAGACACTTCATCACTGAAGTGTATCATGTCATTGCGTGTGAGGAGGACCGACAATGTAGTGGGCACTCTTCGTTGTTCATATCTCCGACTTCCCTGTCACACACACAGTCACCGTGTATCGGACACCAAGATGCTGAGATTCCTGTGCACGTGGGTAGGTCTAGAAATTGTCTACAGTTACATGGCTTTTGAGACGGACCACCATCTGGAGCAAGCTGAAGTACGTCACAATGTTCAAGGTGTTCTGCAATCATAGTTCTCCTCAGTCGTCTGGGTCGATCTTTAGACCTATTGCACGCTTCTCACAATAGCTGATGATGAGAGCTCGGATAAGCCGTTGTACAGTCAGCTTATCCTTTTTCCCTTCACGCTTTAGTCTGATATTCAGCCTGGTTACCTCAGTACCAAGGAACTGCTTTATGTCCTTTGGTAGATTTATGCGCAGATCATCAAGAATACTCTCCTTGATGGCTGTGTCATCATCCGGTTGAACATGCGTTTTCCTCGGCATCGGCAATCTCAACTACATTGGATACTACCATGAATGGCCGTCTACCTTCGTAGATCAACAACCACACCTGCTCTCTACCATCCACAGATGTTCCACCTAGGTAAACACTATACTTCATGTCTCTTTTTCCAACTATGTCTTGAGCCAGTTGTAAATACTCTGGTCGGTAATAGGCTCTTTTCTTTTCGACCTTTTTAGACCAGCCTCTGGTGTACTCAAAAACTACCCCAAGAGTTGTCACTAAAGGCATTCTGTCTGCCTTTACGATCTTGCTGATGTCTGGTACGACAGCATTAAACCACCCAGACTCAAATCTCTCCATCTCTATTTGTTCCAGACCATCAGTTATCAGTTTGTCCAGTTTCACTGAGTCGTGATCTATGTCCTCATTTGGCCATGCCATGACACAGGTTCTACATACCACTACCCAATTGTCTAGTATGTCTCTAGTGGCCCATAGATCTGTTTTCAATCCTGATGCTACAAGTGTAGCAAGGGTGACTTTTCGTATCTTGCTTATTAACAGATCGTTTAACAGGTTCAATTGGCAGCCCCCTCTATTCCGAAGGCATACCTTCTCAACCATTCGATGATCTTGGCTTTGTCGATACCATGCTCAAGGCAGCTGAATTCTATATCTTTAGCTTCAGCTACCTTATGAGCCACGGCATGTAAAATCTCTACATCCACGTCTTCCATGTTGTTTGCTGTCAATATGCTGGCTCTTCCTTCAGCTACAGCTTTATTCAAACCTTCTTCATGGGCAGCAGACATGTCTTTGCCTTCTTCAATGTCATTAGTTAGTTGGTTCATGTGAATGATGGCATTCCTCATGCTTAACAGGTCTTTCAGGTACAAGGTCAACTTACCGTCTTCCATGATCTTGTCGTGCATGTTGATTACCAGAATCTTTAGATCTCTCAGGGATGCCTTTAACATGCTCATAAACGGCATGTCTGGGTTGGTAGGCATAGCTCTTAGCTTGGCTATACTGAGTATGCCTCTATCAGTCATCATCTCTTTGATCTTGTCTAAGACGTCAAAAGATGGTGCTCTTTTTTCCACTGTTCTTATGGTTATCGGTAGAGGCAGTGTTACCACTACTTCATACTCTTCCATGTCATCGTCGTTAGAATCTTCAGTCATCAGTGCTCCTTTACAGTCACAGAATACTGATCTTATTCTTGGCTGTTGATCCTGTGGATTTTATCACTACAGGAACCTCTGCATAGCTTTCTATGCGTCTGACTACATTATGCTCATCAGAGCTGCTTTCCTCATAGCCAGGTTTTGCATCAAAAAGCATGTTAGTCCTGATATCTCCTTCTGCCCACAATAGTTTTTCTGCATCTAGTCTGCGTTCGTTAGTAATGGTGTCTATGTTTGGGTAGTACATACTGCATTCTTTCCACGTTGGTACCCATCCATGTAGTTTATCTAGATGGGTTACTGCCAAAGCACTAATCGGAAAGTTACTAACTCTACAGGCCTGCATGGCATACCTGTTGAGCACGTGATCAAAATACCCTATTCGTAGATTCCCCTGCCACTGATTGAATAGGTTGAAATCTCCTCGCACGGTCTCCGCAAGACTCTTATCTTCAGTTGGGAAGGGCCCTGCTCCATGCCTAGTTGGGAAGGCTCGGACCACACCAATGGTAGTGATGGAGCCGTCTCCTGGATGTAGGCCATACTTGTCATGTATTTGAGAGCCAGTGGTATTGGACCAGGTGTAGTAGGGAGGGAATCCCCACTTCTCATCCAGAAGCACGCCTTGTGCACCCTCGAAGATCGGGGTTTTTGCTTCTGATACTATTCCCTTATCCCAATGACCGACTAGTCGTAGCTGTTTTCCGATCTCTAGGAACATCTTAGAGATCACATCTACGTTCTCTTTGTCCTTTATCAATGAGTACCATTTGGTCCACAACAGGTCTGACTCGCTGTGGTGGTCAAAGGCAGGTTTGATCAGTTCATCAGCCTGTATGAGTAACCACTCTCTAATTTCTTCCAGTTGGTTAGTGCATGGATGGCGAAGGTTCCACGCAATCATGGTTCCATACTTGGCATTTGGATTTGGACTGATCGATTGAGCTATTGTTTCTCCATAGCCTATACCACAGCTTCCATGAGCGTCTTTACCACGGCTGAGCTCCTTCAAGCAGTTGAGGGCTTGATGGTATGGCGTGATTACCAGGCACCTCTCATCTATGAACAGGCGACTAAGGGCATCTGGTACGCCTATTTGCCTCAGATGAGCTGCTTCTTTCTGTAGACCTAGTGGATGGATTGCTACGTCTGCGGTCAGAAGGGTCCTGACACCCTCAACGAAGGTGCCAGAACCAAACTGAGAGAAGCAGTGATGGCGTCCATCAGGCGTAACAACATTGTGTCCTGCTTGTGCGCCTCCATTGAAGCGAACGACTAGATTAGATCCAGTCTTACGGGCTAGGTAATCTACTATCGTTCCTTTTCCAGAGTCGCCGAAACCAAGATCAATTACTGCATACGCCTGATGTGTCATGTTGTTCCTTTGTT